ATGGAGATATATTGGATATAAAAGAAGGAACGGCTAGTTGGTATTATTATCAATGGATTAGGAAGGTAGGACAAAAATCAGTATTAATATGAAACCAGAAACAGGTAGAAACAAATCTTTTTTAAAAGTAATTAAGATTTTAGAAGAAACATACGAACAACCTATTACTATTGTTGAAACGGGGTGTATAAGAAATGTAACAGAAGAAAGTAAATTTGGTGATGGGTGGAGTACATTAAATTGGGATTATTATTGTAAAAAAACAAATTCTAAAGTATATGTTGTAGATATAAATCAAGACCATATCAACCAATCTATGAAAATAGTCCCACCATCTGAATTCGTTGAATATACGAAAGATGATTCGGTTAATTATTTACAAAATTTTGATAAAAAAATAGATTTATTATTTGCAGATAGTTACGATTATTGTGGAGATGCTGATAATATTTTAAAATGCCATATGCATTCTTTAAACGAAGTAAAGGCGGCATGGGATAAATTAAATGATAATTGCTTCATTTTAATAGATGATGTATTTGCTGATAATTGGGATGGTAAAGGAAAGTTTTCAATACCATATCTTTTAGATAATGGATTTGAATTAGTGTATTTTATGGATTCACAGGCATTGTTAAAAAGATAATATGATATTTGATTATTTTGATGGGGCATTTTATTTAAATTTAGATAGCAGAACGGATAGACGTAAGCAATTTGAAATGAAAACAAAGCATTTTGGATTTTATATAGAAAGATTTCCAGCATTTCAATTTAATAAAGAAGATGTAAACTGCGCATGGGGAGATGATAGATGGTATATAAAAATATCATGTACACAATCTCACATTAATATGGTAAAGGAAGCAAAAAATAGAGGTTGGAAAAATTGTCTTATATTTGAAGATGATTGTGTATTTACAGAAGATTATTTAAGTAATATGCAAAAATGTGTTGATGATTTAAAAAATGTTGAGTGGGATTTATTTTATATGGGAGGTGAACCAAATGATTATTGTACACCAATTACGGAAAACATATATAAAACAAATGGAGTCTATGGTACACATGCTTACGCTATAAATCATACATTTTATGATAAGATTTTAAGTGTAACGCCGGCATCGGGTGTAATTGATACAATATATCTTAGTTGGTACATTGATGATAAAAAATATACAATATCAAAAGAATTATTAGTTTTACAAGATGATGAAAGTATATCTGATTTATGGGGACATCATAAAAAAAGTGTAGAAATATATAAAAATGCTTATAAAAAATGGATAATATGAAAAAAGTTAGTTTTGTATGTACTACCTATGGTAGATTTACTTGTGTAGAAAGGATAGTTGCACAATATCATTCACAAACATATCCAAACAAAGAATTGATTATATTCAATACTGATGAAGAACACCCATATTCTTTAGGATTTGAAGATAATAGTATTATAATTGTGAATAACAATATAAACTATCAGACAGCATGTGAGTATGAAAATAGAGGACAAATATGTAGAGATGCGGTTACTCATGCAACTGGTGATTATTTTATGTTAGCAGATGATGATGACATTTATTTACCTTGGCATATTCAACAAGCTGTAGATGGTATAGAGGAATTAGGTACTGACGCTTGGAAACCTCAAAAAAGTTTATTTGCTATAAGTAACATAGTTGAACTATGTCAAAACACATTAGAAGCCAGTGTCATAGTTAAAATGAATAGAATAAGAGAAATAGGATTCCGCTCAGACATAACAGGATATGAAGGATTAAGTTGGTATACTAAATTAAGAGATGAAGGTCAATTAAATGAATATAATCCAAATTATATTCCATCATATTGTTTCAACTGGAGTGATCCAGCTGAAATAGCAGGGCATAAACAAAGTGGAGCAATCGGTTCTCCTAATAATTTTGAAAATCACAAAGAAGCATCCAAAGATTATGCTTTAAGACCTTTAGTTAAATTAACTGAATATGAAATACAATTAGTATATAATAAGTATTATAACTGGATTAAGGATAATATAGATAAAATTAATATTAATTATTATAATAGATATTGTAATTTTTAAATATTTATAATATATGGCTAAAAACTTTTTAATAACATTAGACCCCGCAACAAGTACAAGTCCTGGTCCTTTTAATATCTACTATAATACTATAAGTGATAGTAATCTTGTTGCTGCTTCTCCTAGTAGTGCTACTAAAGCATCATTATTATCAGGAGTAAATATTATTGTATCTGATGATGTTAATAATATATATCTTGAAAATTTAGCAGAGGGTTGTGGAAATATAAAATTAGTTAATGTTGTTCCACCTACTACCACAACTACAAGTACGACAACAACAACAACTGCTGCACCAACAACTACAACAACAACTGCTACACCAACAACTACAACCACAACTGCTGCACCTACGACAACAACTACAACTGCTGCACCTACGACAACAACTACAACTACAACTGCTGCACCAACAACTACAACCACAACTGCTACACCAACTACAACTACTACAACATGTGCTGAATTTTGTGAATATTATAATATATTCATTCACCAAACTGATATAAATAATGCAAAAGATAATACTGTTATTGTTGATTATTATACTTGTTTTGGTGGAGGTGCAATCACAGGAAGTGAATCATATATGAGTGCTGGAACATATCCTAGCGATGTATGTATTAGTCTAAATGCATTAGTTCTTGAACCAGACGTATATTATTATGATCCTATACCACCATATAATAAAGTTACATCAACTTTATCATCTGGTAGTGCCAGTGGTTTAAATTGTTGTGAATAAAAATAAATTATAATATTTATACACATGCCATCAGTAATACATTCAGGTTCCTTTAATTTATCATTTCAAAATGAACATATCATTTATGAAAATGAAGTACGATGTATTGTTAAAGAAAGTGAATTTAATTTAAGTTATAATCCATCATTACAATCTGATGATAGTGGTTCATTATATTCTTTTGCAACTGGTTCATTTTTTAATCCATATGTAACTACACTTGGTTTATATAATGATTCAAATCAATTATTAGCGGTTGCTAAATTTGGAAAACCATTACTTATATCACCAGATACAGATATGACGTTTATAGTTAAATACGATTTATAAAATAAAAATAAAGTTATGTTACAAGTTCATTCAAACTTTACTGTTGAAAATTTAATTAACAATGAAAATTTTAATATTAATGATTATGAAGGTTATATTTACATGACTTCATTTCTTGATGTTAATAGACAATATATTGGTAAGAAAAATTTCTTTCACAATACTAATGTTAAATTAGGTAAAAAAGAACTAGCAAATCTCCCTACTGCTCGAGGTAAAAAACCTTCAAAAAAGAAAGTTACAAAAGAATCTGATTGGAAGACATATTATGGTTCGTCTCAAGAAGTAAAGGATTTATTAAAAATAACTCCTAAAGATAGAGTTATACGTTCTGTACTTCATATTTGTAAATCCAAGAAAGAGTTAACATATTACGAATGTAAATATCTATTTCAATATGGTGTTTTAGAACCTGAAAGTAAGTATATTAATGACAACATATTAGGTAAATTTTTTAAAAAAGATCTTATTTAATATTTGTGGTTTGTCACAACTTTATCCTTACATTTCTATAATGGAAAATAATGCTTTATTATTATTATTAGAATCTGTATTAGGTAAGGGAAATGCTACAAGTAAAGGTAACTATGCTTTTCATTGTCCATTATGTACTCACCATAAACCTAAATTAGAAATTAATTTGAATACTAATTCAAAAATGGAAAATCCATGGCATTGTTGGATTTGTGATTCTAAAGGTAAAACAATTAGATCATTATTAAAAACAATTAAAGTTCCACACAATAAACTATCAGAATTAAAATTCATAATTCAACCAGGAACTAAAAAAGAATATGTTACTGAAGAAATTATAGATTTACCTAAAGAATTTATTTCATTATGTAATATAGATAATTTAGATAAATTAACAAAAATACAAGCAAAACACGCTATAAAATTCCTTCATCAAAGAAACATAACAGATAAAGATATTATAAAATATAATATTGGATTTTGTAAAGAAGGTAAATATGAGGGTAGAGTAATTGTTCCTTCTTATGATGATGAAGGTAAAATTAATTATTATATAGCTAGAGATTATAATGATATATCAAATAGAAAATATAAAAATCCACCAATAGCAGTTAAAAATATTATTGGATTTGAATTATATATAAATTGGAAAGCTCCTATTATACTTTGTGAAGGTATATTCGATGCTTTAACAATTAAAAGAAATGTAATACCATTATTTGGTAAAGTATTACATGAAAAATTAATGATGAAATTAGTTAAATCTGAAGTTAATAGAATTTATATTGCTTTAGATGATGATGCTATTAAAGATGCTTTAAAACACTGTGAGCAATTGATGTCTTATGGAAAAAAAGTTTATTTAGTAGAAATGAAAGGTAAAGATGCTAACGAAATAGGTTACGAGAATTTTCTTAATACAATTGAAAATACATATCCATTAACATTTCACGGATTAATGTCCAAAAAATTAGAATTAATATGATTGAAAAAACAAGTAGTGTTATACACGACAAAAAAATTAAACGTGTTTTAGAATATAACGAAGACACAAAACAAATAACAATAGGAGATCAACGCTTTTATCAAAGAAAAGCTAAAACATTTTATCCATCTGTAACATATGTCTTATCATATTTTCCAAAAGGTAAATTTTTTGAAAATTGGATGAAAGATGTAGGTCATAATTCTGATATTATTGCTAAAAAAGCAGCTGATGAAGGAACAGAAACCCACAACGCTATTGAGGATTTTTTAAATGGAAAAGAAATAGTATGGATTAATGAATATGGTAAAGCTAACCATAGTTTAATAGTTTGGCAAATGATATTGCGTTTTGCTGATTTTTGGAATACTGTTAAACCTAGATTAATTGCTACTGAACAACATATATTTTCAGATAAATACCAATATGCTGGTACAATTGATTTAGTGGTAGAGATAGATGGAAAGATTTGGTTATTAGATATTAAAACATCAAATTCATTACATACATCATATGACTTACAATTAGGAGCTTATGCTCAAGCATGGAATGAAAATTTTGATACTCCAATTGAAAATACAGGTATTATTTGGTTAAAATCATCAAGTAGAAAACCAGATTCATCAGGTAAAAAATTACAAGGTGATGGTTGGGCTTTAAAAGTACCACATAATCCATATCAAGATAATTTATTATCATTTTTGAAAGTTTATGATATATTTAAATTGGAAAATCCAGATATGAAACCTTATAGTGAAAAATATCCAACATCAGTAAAATTGGAATCTTAACATAAATGGAGGAGTGTCACAACTCCTTCATTATATTCATGTCGTTAGTTAAGTCACACATACACATAAAATTACAAACGATATGGAAAATTTATTATTAAAAAAACCAAAAATTATTATTCCAACAAAACAAAAAAAAAGTAGAAAATCAAGAAAATCTCTAATTATTAATAAAAAGGAAACAAGAGGTAGAAAACCATTATCAACAAAATCAATCTCACTATTTAATCCTTCATTAATTAAAACATTTAGAGGAAGTGATTTAACTTTTGGAGATGCAATTTTTCAACCAATTAAAACTGGGAATGAAGTAGATGTTATATTATCAACTGAAGGTGGTTTAATGCCTGCTACTAATATGATATTAGTTGGTTCTCCTGGTTCAGGTAAAACAACCGTAGCACTTGATATGTTAGCTGATATGGTTGAACAAGGTTTTAAATGTTTATTTATAAGTGCTGAAATGGATGAAATTTCATACTTTAAATATTGTAAACGTTTACCTAAAATTGCTAAAGTTCCTGTTTTATTCTTAAACAACTATACTGATCATTTTAAAGAAACACTTGATTATGTTTTAAATGAAGGTTATGATGCTGTTTGTATTGACTCAATAGCAGAAGTTATTGAATCATTTAAAATTGTTTATCGTACTACTGAAAGTGCTGCTGAAAAATGGTTATTAGAATTACAACAAAAACATAAAAAAGGTGAAAATAAATACAAGTATTATACTTCATTTATCAATATTCAGCAAGTAACTAAAGCTGGCGAGTTTGTTGGTTCAAATAGATTAAAACATATGATGGATGCAATGATGCATGTTGATAGATCTAAAGATGGTTTAGAACGTTCATTATATTTCTCTAAAAATAGAGATAGTGATAAAGATTATAAAGTATATTTTACAATTATGAATAATAAAGTACATTATTCATATGAAACTAAAGAGGAGGAATAATATGAGTTGTTCAGGAGGAAAATCAACTAAAAAAGGTAATTACAATAAAATTAATAACCTTAAAAATCCAATAGGATACGAAATAGATAAAAAAGGAAACATTAAACCAATATATTTAAAAAAATAATTATGAAAAATTCATTTATACCTGTAAATAATAATATTGATAAGATGTTAGCATTTGCTCCATCATTAAGTCAATCATATCGACAATCTCAAGCAATTAAATCTGTACCTAATTATATCGAAACAGCTGATGTTGTTAATGATTTACAAAAAGAAGGATGGAAAATCGGTGGAGTTTGTGAAACTAGAAATAAAAAAACAAAACAAATTAGTGATAATTATGTTAAATTATACCATCCTGATTTAACAATGAAAAATAATCAAGGTCAAACTGAATGTTTATCAAATGTTTATTTAACTAATTCTACAACTGGTAATACAGCACTCCAAGTTGATTATGGATTATTTCGTTTAGTTTGTTCTAATGGAGCTATTACTGGAGTTAGAGAAGATGTAGGTAGTATTCCTCATACTGAAAAAGGAATTAATAAATATCCCACTATTATAAACAATGTAAACGAAATAGCTAAATCCGCATTATCATATTTTGATAGTTTTAAAAATAAAGTATTAACATCAAAACAAATTGAAAAATTAGCTACTGATGCTTTAAGACTTCGTTTTAATAAAGCTCAAAATATTAACAGTCAACAACTATTAAACGTACATCGTGAAGAAGATAAAGGAGATGATTTATGGACTGTATTTAATCGTATTCAAGAAAACTTAACTAAATCTAATATGATGGTTGATGCTAATGGTAAATTATTAACTGGAACAACTTCAGTTAAACAAGATATAGCTGTAAATCAAAAACTATATAATTTAGTTGAAGCTTATGCTTAAAATTAGGAATGTCACAACTCTTTCATTATATTTAACCATTAATTAACAAATAAAAACAAAAAAACACGTTATGAAAAACACAATTTTATTTCTTGCATTAATTGCAATCGGTTTTACAGCTTGTACTTCAAATTCATCAACTGAATCAACTTCTGATTCAACTGTTGTTGATTCAACTATTGTTGATTCTGCTGCTGTTGCTACTGATTCAACTGCTTTAACAGGTGATTCAACTACAGCTAAAATTACACCTGAATTATCTAAGTAATTATTATTTTCAAAAGAAATAATATTTATAGGTGACTTGCTTTGTCAGGTCACCTTTTTACTTTTATTTTAACATTAATGATAAAATTAATAAATATATTAAAAGAAATAGCTGAAAAGCCTAAAGCAATATTTTTGGCTGGTCCTGCTGGATCTGGCAAAAGTTACACGATTAAACAGTTAATTCAACCCGATCAATTTAATGTCATAAACATCGATGATACATATGAGGAGTTGTTAAAAACGGCTGGTTTAGGTATGTCACAAAAGGATTTTGGTCCTGAAGAATTATCACAATCTGCTAAATTAATGGCCCAAGCTAAAAAATCAACTAAAGAAAAATACACAGAGTTATCATCTCAAAGACAAAATATTATAATTGATGGTACAGGAGCTGCTATTAAACCAGTATTAAAGAAAAAAGAAGAACTAGAAGCATTAGGATATGAAACATTCATGATTATGATATGGGTTTCTCCTTTAACTTCATTAGAAAGAAATTTAGCACGTGGGGTGGATAATAGACGTTCTTTATTACCCCAAATCGTATTACGTACATGGAGAGATGTAAATAAAAATATTGATGAATATGAAAAAATATTTGGAGATAACTTTGTATTAATTAATAATAATCCTAAAGAAGCTGAAACTGAATATAACGTTGAGGATATTAAAAAACGTTTTTTTGATACTGCTAAATTTAAAGGTAAAGAAAAAACACCTGAAGAAGCAGCTAAAGCCGCTGCTGATAGAGAACAACTAAATACTGATATAACACAGTTAATCCAAAACATACCTGAATTTGATTCAATAGATACAGCAAAAACAAAAATTAATAATTTTATAAAATGAATTTAGGAGAATATTTAGTAAATCTATTATTAGAAGAAAACCAAAAAACAATAGCAATATTTCCTGGTGCCTTTAAACCACCACATAAAGGTCATTATGATGTAGTTAAACAACTTTCTACATTAGCTGATGAAGTTATTGTTTTAATTTCCCCAAATTCAAGAGATGGAGTTAGTGCAGAAGAAAGCTTTGCTATATGGCAACTATATGCTCCATTTTTAGATTCAAATGTATCATTTAAAATTGCAGCTACAAGCCCTGTTAGTGAGGCATATGATGTTATAAAAAATAATCCTGATCAAAAATTTATAGTTGCTTTTGGTAAAGGCGAATCAGATAGATTTAACCAAATAAAAACATCAGGAAAATATAATAATGCCTCTATATATGATGCTGGTTCAGCTGAAGAAGGTATTAGTGCAACTTATTTACGTAATGCGTTACGTTGGAAAAATTCAAAAGAAATTGAAAAATATATTCCTAAAGATGTTGACGTTGAAGAATTTAAAAATGCTTTAAGTATTGCTACTTCTGAAAAATTACAAGAATCTCCTCCTCTTGAATTTGAACAAGATGATTATCAAGATTATATTCTAAAACAAAGAGATAAAATAGAAAAAGCAGCTGCTTATTTTAATCTTCCTATTCCTGATATGGAATATGCTTTTAATGCTGGAACTCCTGTTGTATTAGGTGATGATGTTTGGTCTAAATTACAAAATACAAATTCATATAGTATTAATAATTTAGAACATGCTATTAGATATGCTCATGATAAAGGAATAAAAGTAAAACCATATATTGAAGCTATAAAGAATGGAGAAGAATTACCTTTACCATTAGTATTAAATTATAGTCAAGATAAATATTATTTAGTAGGTGGAGAAGTTATATTAGCATTATATAAAGCTTTAAAAATAATACCTACTGTATTACAAGCAACTTTAAATTTACAAATTAACGAAAATAAAATTCAAAAAAAATCTCAAATAGCTGAATTTGTAAAGTTTGCTATTAATGAATTAGGAATCCAAAAACTACCTACAGTTAAATTTTCATACGATACTAATGAATCTCAAGAAAAAGGTACATTTGGATATTTTAATCCAAATTCAAATCATATTTGGATTTATATTAAAAATAGAAATACAGCTGATATATTAAGAACATTAGCACATGAATTAGTTCATCATAAACAAGGTGAAGATAATAGAATAAAACAAGGATCGGGTGAAACTGGATCTGAAATTGAAAATGAAGCAAATGCACAAGCAGGTGTTTTATTACGTAAATTTGGAAAAGACAATAAAGGAATATATGAAGGTGTTATGATAGAAAAAAAAAACGAATATAAAAAATATTTTCTAAATGAATTATTTGAAAAAGATCTACCTAACATAGAAAAAATATCTAATACTGAATATATAGTCGGGAATGGAGATGATATTGAAGCTAAGTATTACTTTAAATTTGAAAATTGGGAAGGTAAATACTCAATAAATTGGAACTTTACCCCAAATAATAAAAATACCTCATCAGAAGCTTGGAAACAAGTAACTGCTACTTCTTTTAAAATTATTAATGATTTTATAAATAACAATAATCCAAAAGCATTATATATATCAGGTAATACTGAAGGAAAAACATCTTTATATAAAAATTATATAACTAAACTTCAAACTATATTAAATGATAAATATAAAATTGATAATAGTGATGAAACTAGAGTTGTTTTAAGATCTATTGAAGAAGTTGCAAAAGATAATATCAAAAAAAGAATGAAGACTTTAAATGAATCATATGAACAAGCATTAGATTATTGGCAAAATGGTGATTTAAATTCAAAATCAAAAATAGAAAGAAATAAATCAATATTAAAAAAAATAAAAAGAGAAGTTTTAAAAGAACTATACAATATAAATGAAGAACAACAATATAAAATATACTGCGATATGGATGGGGTACTCGTAGATTTTGAAGATGGTTATGAAAGATTAACAGGTAAAGATATTAAAGGAAACCATGTTAAAGGTGATGCTGATTTCTGGCAACCTATTACAGATGCTGGTGCTAATTTTTGGATAAATTTAGATTGGATGCCCGATGGAAAACAATTATGGAAATATATTAAAAATTATTCTCCATCTATATTATCAGCACCATCAAGAGAGAAATCATCTAGAGTAGGAAAAGAAATTTGGGTTAGAACTAATATACCTGGAACTGAATTAATACTTAAACCAGCACCTGAAAAACAAGAATTAGCAGAACCCAATGCTATATTAATTGATGATAGAAAAGATAATATTCAACAATGGAAAGATGCTGGAGGTATAGGTATTTTACATACATCTACTAATAATACAATAGAACAATTAAAAAAACTAGAATTATGATTAAATTAATAAGTATACTAAAAGAATCATCATACCCTTTTTCAGAATATGATATAGTATATGATGACGAAGATAATAGTTTAATAACTGTTGAATATAATTTTAAATCAAAGAAAAATAATTATACAGTTGTATTAAATTCTAAAGAAAAAGCTAGAGAATTTGAAGTAGCATTTGGGATAAACACTGGTAAATTTAATAAGATAGATACATTTCAAATGACTGGAGAAGGTGATGTTAGAAATATTCTCCAAACAATAGCTGAAATAATTAATGATTTTTATTATCAATATGAAGAAGAAATAGACAAAATTATTATTGATGGTACTGATGAAAAACGTAGAAGAGTATATAAACACTTTTTCCCAAAACTCCTTAATCCCGAGGTAATAGAAAAAACTGAAATAAAATAATTATTATGTCTGAATCAAAGTTACAACGTGAATTTCGTCAACGCGATGTTCAAAGGATGCGTAATCTAATTACAAAAGATTATAGTGCAAAAACACAATCTCAAGTAGGATATTCTAAAGAATATATAGAACGAAATGAAGGAGATATATGGGAAGAAAATAGTAAAACATGGACTATAAAAAACGGTATTAAAATGACTGTTTCTAAATTAGATGATATTAAAAAAATATTACAACTCCCCTTAATATGTCCTAAATGTAGTAAACATATGAAGAATTTTGAATTGAATAGAAAAATGTATTCAATCCACAAAATGTGTTTTAATTGTGTTATCGAATTTGAAACTAAACTAAAAATGTTAGGAACATATAAAGAATATGAACGTAATATAATAGATAAAGGTTTAGATGTTTATATTAAAGAATTAGAAGATTTTTTATTAGAATTAGCTTTAAATGATAATAATGAGTCATTTGTTACTGAGGCAGGAGATATTGAAAAATGGTCTGGTGGTAATATAGATAAGAAAACAATAATGAATGACTTAGTAGAATATATTAATTCTCTTAAGGAACATAGTAATTCATAATATTTATACTCAAATTCACACTTAAAAATTATATGGAAAGTAATATCTGGACTGTTTTAATAACAGCAATAACGGTTTTAGGTGGCTCTCAGGCATTTCGTTACTACGAAAAACGAGCAATGTTTAGAGAACGTGATGATGAATTTATTAGACATGATTGTAAAGATAGAATTGCAAAATTAGAAACTCTTTTAGAAGCAGCTGGTAAAGAAAAAGATGAATTAAGAGGTTTAGTATTAAAATTAACATCTGAAGTAGCAGAATTACGTGTTAAAGTAGAATTTTTATCAAAACAATAATGATTAAACTAGTTGATATATTAAACGAAGTAAAAGAAACATTTGAAAATTTTGCTACTATTCGTGGTAAAGGTGCTGCTAAAATTGCTTCTACTGCTGAAGAAAAAGGTGGATTATCTTTACTAACATGGCATCATTTTAAAGTTAAGGCTCCATATTATAAAAAAGCTACTGAAGGTAAATTTGATAAAGAAGCTGCTAAAAAAGAATTTGAAAAAACACTAAAAAGCATATCATTAAATATGACTCAAATAGAATTTCAACGTGAAGTTGGACGTTTAGAAGTAATAGGTGAATTACTAATAAGAGATAAATAATGTTAAATGCAAATATTCCAAGTTTTAAAGCATTAGTTCGCAAATCATATTTTACTAAAAATCATAAAGATTCGGATGAGTTTTATGATGTATATGTTTTTGGACTTCAATCATGTGCTGGAACTATATTAACATTTCATGTTATGGTAGATAATGGAATGGTTCGCTCTAGAGTCCCATTATCAGAAATTTATACAAAAATTCCAACAAATGATATACCATTTAATTTTAAACAACTTTGGGATTGCTTTAGCGAAAATGTTTCTATAACAGAATATGATTTTTTAGCATTTCATAGAGCACAAGTTGTTTTAAGAGATGGTAGTAAAGTTTGGGGTACATATTTATTTACAGTAGATTGGTATAATAATCCATATAGTGATGAACCTTCAGATTACAAATGTGGGCATATATTTGAATCAGATGAAGGATATTTATTATGTATGCCAAACAATAGAATATTTTGGAAAGATTCAAATTGGGTAACTAAATCACTTCCAAAAGATTTAAAACAATTTAAAGTAGATACTGAATTACCATCAGTTGAAAATCAATCAGATAGATGGATAACTGAAGATGGAGATTCATTTTATTATGATATGAAAGAAATTAAAAATGACTAAATTAACAGACATATTAAACGAAATACTAACTGAAAAAAAACTATGCCCTAAGGGTAAAGCTTACTATAACCGCCGTAAAGCTGCTGGTGAAAAACCATCCGCTTATCTTTCAGGTCGTGCTGTAAAAGTATGTAAGGGGTTAATGGAAGAAGATGATTTAGACATGCATGAATCATTGCGTGATTGGTTTCAAAAAGAAGATTGGGTAAGAATAGATACAGCAGGTAACATAACTGGTCCTTGTGGTACAATGAAAAAAGGTAATAAAACAACTCGTTGTTTACCTCGTGCTAAAGCAAATAGTTTAACTAAAGCAGAACGCGCTGCTACATCAAAGAAAAAAGCAGCATCAGATAAACAGTTTGTTCCTAATACTAAAAAAGCAAAAGTTAGTCTTAAAGAAATACAAGACTTAAATATTGAATGTGAAAAATGTGGATGGAGATGGAAATTATCTGATGGAGGAGAAGATCCATATCTATGTCATAAATGTAATTTTGATAATAGTTATAAATACAATAATGATTTAGATGAATATGATGTTGAAAATGAACAAGACATAAAAGAATTTATTGAGTTTATGAGAGAATATCAACAACAATTATCTGAAGTTGATTGTAACTGTTTACTTGAAGCTAAATATCAAGGTCGTACTGTACCATTAGGTAAACCAATGCAGGGTGATAGTAAGAAATTTAAAGTATATGTTAAAAACCCTAAAACAGGTAAAGTTGTTAAAGTCAATTTTGGTGCTAAAGGGATGAATATAAAGAAAAATAATCCTGTACGACGTAAAGCATTTAGAGCTAGACATAATTGCGATAATCCTGGACCACGTACTAAAGCAAGATATTGGAGTTGCCGCAAATGGTAATAATATAAAATTTGTTAATATTTATATATAACAATTAATTTAAACTAAAAAGTTATTACCGATAAAAATGGCAAAGGCAAAAACTCAAACCGTTAAAACGTTTAAAAGACGCTCAAAAGTACGTAGAAAAGGCGTACATGCTAAAACTAAAGCATCATCTTTAAAACAATCAAGAAATTATATTAAATTAAGTAGAGGACAAGGATGATAAAATTAATAGATTTAATAAATGAGAATTTAGATTTTGATAAATTATTTAATGAATTAAAAAATAAATTAGAACAAAAATCAAAATCAATAGTTGGTTTAGAAAGAGAATTTAATAATGCTAAAGACCCTATTACTAAACTTAAAGTAATTAACAAATATAAAAAATTATTATAAAAAATAAACCCAATAAAAATGAAATTAAGCGAAATAAAATCAGTAATCTCTCAAGTAATAGCAGAAGCTAAAGAATCAGGATTACCTAAGAGTGGTGGTAAATTAGTACACCTTAAAAAAGAATTAGCTAGTCTAAAACAAATGCAAGAATCTGTAAGTCAACTTACAATGAATGAAAATAATTTAGCCCCAGTTGTTGCTGAATATGCTCATATGCAAAAATATGTTAATGAATTAGAAAAAATTAAAATGGCTTCTGCTAAATTATCTGAAATGTTAGGTGGTCAAATTACTGAAGTTGAAGGTAAAATTAAATCTGAAACTGAAAAAATTAAAGAATTGATGGGTCTTATTGAAAAAGCTCCTAAAGCTCCTAAAAAAAAAGATAAAAAAGCTCCTAAAAAAGACGAAGATCAAGAAGAAAAATATGTGGGAGATGATGAAAAATATGAATTTGAAAAAGGAAAAAAAGCTGAAAAAAAAGCTGAAAAAAAAGAAGAAATTAAAGAAGCTTTTAAATTAAGTGGAGGTGGAGCAGGTTCTGGATCCCAAACAATGTCATGGGAACCCGAAGACGCTTATTTACAAAAATTTGCAAATCTTAAAGTTGGAGATAAAGTTAAATATGAAATTAAAAGAGGCTATAGTGGGGATGTAGTTCAAATAGAAAGGATAGGAGAAATTGTAAAAATTAATCCATCAACTATAGTAATTGGATCCTATAAACCAGATGGAACACTTTCACAATTTCCCATTCCTAAAAAAGAAATTGCTGTTATAAAAAAACTTAAATCCCAACCATAAGTTAAAAAAAATGATAAAATTAATCGACCTTATCTCTGAACGCAATATATCTGCTAAAGAAGAAAAAATAGTTAAAGCATTAAAGAAAACAGGAAAATTTAAAAAGAATGATCCTGCTATGTATGCTATTGCTGCTTCTAAATCTGAAGCATTAGATCCAGTAGGTAAAGAAGATGATGATATTAATAACGATGGTAAAGTAGATAAGACAGATAAATACTTATCTAAGCGCCGTAAAGCAGTAGCTGCTAATCTTAAAGAAGGTGATCACGAAGTAGCAATGGCTGTTTCTAGCTTAGAAGAAATTGCAAAAGCAATTGTTGAATTAAGACAACAATTAGGAAATACAGAACGTAATATCCCAGGTTGGATTCAAGACCACATTGCTAAAGCAGAAAACTATATTGAGCAAGCTGCTCAAGGTTTTCATGAAATAAAAAATGATGAATAAATTAATATTAGAAAAATATATTTCAGTTGCTGTTCAAAAAGCCCTAAAAGAACAAGAAGTAGCAGAAAAGAAATCAGTAAAATCGATGTATTTAGTATATCGATTTCCTGGTTTAAAAAAAACATTAGTAGAATTAATGTCTCCTGCTTTTGGAAGATATATTTCTGATGTTAGTGTTATTGCTCCAAAACCAACAACTTTTAAAATTAGTTTAATAAATTCACAATTTTTTTACATATATTATTTAGGTAAAGATGAATTTATGGTTAAAGTATCTGGTAAAAAATATTATGCTGAAAATCTTGGTGAATTAGAAAGAGCATCATCTAGTATAACTTCATTATTAGAATTAAATTATGCTCCTACTGAAGTAAAAGAGGAAGCAGCCCCACCTACAGATAAAGGAGCTGAATTAGGAGCTGAATTAGCAGCCGCTAATGAACCAGCAGAAACTCCAGAAGAAGCACCTGAGGAAGAAATTGAAGTATAATGATTACTATAGATAGCATATTATTAGAATGGTCATATCGTTGCAATGATGGTGTTGTTGACTTAAATAATCCTCAAAAAAAAGCTATATTAGAGCAAGTTTTAAATGAATTAGGAATTGATTTAAATGAAGCTAAAAAACCTTTTTCTTCTTTATCTCCTAAAGCTCAAGAAGTAGGAAAACAATTAATGCAACAATTAAATATTTCTCAAGATGATATATTATATTCATCATCTAATCGTTTAATTATACTAAGTGATGAATCTAGACCTAAAATATTTAAGCAACTCGAAGATTTAGGATACATAAGAGATAAATCAATACCAGGTTCTGGTCAAGGTGGTTTTAAAAATGAAGATGATGTTCAGATTTTAGTTAAACCAAAATCAGGACAGGGGGCTCAATCATCAGGTAAACAAAATGAGGCATCTTTTTATGAATTAATTAATAATAAAGTTGATGAGAACGGAGGTCCTATAACTGTTATATTTAAAAGTGATAAAAAGAATATAGTAGTTAAAAATGTAGATAAGTGTATAGATAGTTCAATTACCGGTGCCACAGAATTTGCTAAAGCTGATGCTCAATTATTAGATTCATCTGATAAAATATTATCTAATATTTCTTTAAAACAAAGAAATGCTGTTAGATGGGAAAGTTCAAAATCAAGACTTGTTGGAGGAATTAATGTATTTAAAAATTTTATAGAAAAAGTAAACCAAAATGAATTTGAAAATGTAAGTTTACTTCCTATTGAAGGAACAAAAAATAAATTTAAATTATTTGATCCACAAAATGAAAAAATATTATCTAAGGTAATTATAAAAAATACTCCTCCAGAAGTAATTAATGATGTTATATTTGGTAACGATGTTCCCAAAACAATAGTAATTAAAGAAGATTTTGAAGGATATAATGATTATACTTTTGAAAATGGAGTATTAACTGTTAATTGTTATAAAATATATACTGATGTTGAAGATGTAATAGGAACAGAAGATGAACCTGTATTTGCCTTTTCAAATCATATTGGTCAAGCATATGGTATTGAATTTAGATCATTTAGTAAAGGCTTATTATATAAAGATAATGAATTAAAAGGATCAAGTGCCGAAATAGATTTTGAAGATTTAAAATAAATTATTATATTTATATACATGGAAAATATCAACCCAAAAGATAAAATAACATTAGATGTTCCTTTATTTATTCGTTTATTAGAATATGCTCGTGAAGATGCTAAAACAGATATGGATTTACATAATGTAGCTGAGAAAGCTATTGAATTAAGTTCAACAGGAAACATATTAACAATGACTGATTATGATCAAATTGTTGATAGTGAAACTCAAAAAATGCAAGAAAATTTTAAATATTTAGCTGGAATTATTAAATAAAACATATAGAATAGATTTATAGCCTATTCGCCTCATTAGAGGAATAAAATTGGATCTGTAGCCCACTTTAACGAGTTGGCTACTTTTGTTTTGTCAAAATAAAATTAATATATTAAATCATATGAAGATGGGATGTTGGTCCGATGGGGTTATACATATTTATTATAAAATAATATTATGACTAAAATATATATCCTCGAAAGAAATGAAATTCCTTTTTATGTAGGTAAAACTTTACAAGAAATACAAGATAGATTTTATACTCACGGCAATAAGAAAAGAGATAGTAAAATAATTGAAATTGATTGTGTTAACGATGATGAATGGAGATTTTGGGAGTCATGGTATATTGAATTATTTAAAAGTTGGGGGTTTAATTTAGAAAATAAAAATAATGGTGGGGGTGGTAGAGGTCCTGGATGGGTTTCATCTCCTGAAAGAAATAATAAAATAAAACAATCATTAAAAAATCATTCTAAACATTATACAGAAGATGTTAGAAAACGAATAAGTACTGGTAATAAATTCCCAAAACCCTTTACAGACGAACATAAAATTAATATGGGAGTAGCTAAAAGAAAAATTGCAATACCTGTGTTAATGTTTGATTTAAATGATAATTTTATAAAAGAATGGGAAAGTAAAGGTCAAGCTGCTGAATGGATTAAAAAAGAAACAAATAAAACAAGCAACGTGACTAGTCAGATTAAAGATTGTATCTTAGGAAGGCAAAAAACAGCATTTGGATTTAAATGGAAATATAAATAAATAATATGAAATATACAAAGAAAATTGTAATTGTAGGCAGTGGAGTAGCTGGAATACAAGCAGCAACTAAATTAGTAGATAATGGATATCCAGGTGAGCTTATTACTATGATAGATATGGGTAACGATCCTTACAAACGTCAACCAGAAGAAGTAATGACTGGTTTCATGGGTTGTGGAGGTTGGAGTGATGGTAAATTAACATACCATACAGCCATTGGAGGTCAATTATCAAAATATTGTGGTGAAGATAAAGCAATGGAATTAATGGATCAAGTTATTAGTAACTTCAGACGTTTTCACCCGAAACCAGAAGAAATATTCATGTCTGATCCTCAGGAAGAACCCGAATTTATTAAACCATATTTTGGATTACGTTTGTTTCCTGTATGGCATATTGGTTCAAATTATCTACATGAGATTGCTAAAGCATGGTACCAGTATTTAGTTGATAAAGGTGTTAAATTTTTATGGGAACATGAAGTTACACAAATCGAGTTTCAAGAAAGATTAATTTTTATTAATTTTAAAGGAAATTATGGAACATCAGGTTTAGTATATGACACTCTAATATTTGCTGTAGGTAAATCAGGTATTGATTTTGGTAAACAATTAGCTGAACAATATGTATTACCGACTGAAGCAAAATCAGTACAAATTGGAGTACGTTTTGAAGCCCCACAAAAATACTTCCAAAAATTAATTGATGTATCTTATGATTTTAAACTTTACCAGAAATTTGATAACGTATCTCTTCGTAGCTTTTGCACTAATAATAACGCTGCCTTTGTTGCTGTTGAAGAAACTTATGGAGATGTTAGCTATAATGGTCATGCGAAGAAAGGTAAGGAATTTGAAAATCAAATGACTAACTTTGGTATTCTAATGGAAATCAAAGGTATTGAAGATCCATTTACATGGAGTAGAAATGTAGTACAAAAATGTCAAATAGATGTTCCACAATTTAAATTTAAAGCAGGAATATATTATTCACCTAATATAACAAGAAAACCATCATTAACTTCTGAAGGGAATAAAGTTAATAGTTTTCAAATAACGCATGGAGAAGGTGGGTATAATAAAATTAAAGAAGCGTTTGATGGATATTTTAACTATATTGAAGATTTCATTACCCAAATGAATAAAGTATTTGAATTTGGAGATGATTGGGGAATGTATATTCCTGAAGTAAAATACTTATCACCAGAACCACTAGTAAACTACACAGACTTATCATTAAATCAATTTCCAAATGTACACTTTGTTGGTGATGCATTATCAGCTAGAGGTATTACAGTATCTGGAGCACATGGAATTTATGTAGCAGAATCATTAATTAAAAATAAATAAAGTTATGAAAAAATCAACAATCAATACACAAACACAACGTTATAAATCTCCAGATGGTACTATTCGTTATGTTAAAGATAGTAAATTACATAATTGGGATGGACCAGCATTAATTCCTGAAGGCAATTTTAAAAAAGCAGAGTACCATATTTTTGGTATTCCATATACTAGGGAACAATTTGATGAAATTAAAAAACACAATAATGGTTTACCTTGGTATAAACAAGTATCTACAAAAAGTGGTGGAGGTAGGGTATAGTCAGAATTCATTTTGTATATTATAATATTAAATAAAGAATATGAACACAGAACGAAGAGGAAGACCTAAATCATTACCTACAGATCCATCAGAATTACCTAGAAAATTTACTCGTGAGATGAAACCGGATTCAGATGGAGTTGTAGCACTATGGAAATATGATTTAGATATAACTGATAGGGGTCCAATAGAGGTTGAATTAATTTATCCTAAGAATTTTAAAACAGCTCAAGATAAAATGGATGAAAATAATAATAAACTTCCTCTAAAATATAGAGAATATATTAACCCAAATAATGGTAAAATTGTGGGATATGCTCGCGCTAAATCATTAGGAATAATATGAGAATAGGATTAACAGGAACCGTTAGTGTTGGGAAAACTACATTAGTTAAAGCATTAGCTGAACTACCAGAATTTAAAGATTACCACATTACAACAGAACGTTCAAAATATCTTCGTGATTTAGGTATTCCATTAAATACAGATTCATCTATTCAAGGTCAATTTGTGTTCATGGCTGAACGTGCTCAAGAAACAATATACGAAAATCTATTAACTGATCGTACTATATGGGATGTTTGTGCTTTTACAATGAGTTCTAAATCAATTAAATGGTCACAAAAACGAACATTAGTTGAAGCAGCAACATTATTGATGCCACATTATGATGTTGTGTTTTATGTATCACCAGAGGGTGTTGAAATTGAGGACAATTCAGTACGTGAAACTAATGCTGAGTATAGAGATAAAATTGATTTTGGAATTAAAGAATTATTAAAAGAATATCCTCCAAACAAATTAATTGAAATAAAAGGCACTACAGAAGAACGCATTACAGAGATAATGAAATATTTATAATCATGGCTTCATTACGTACTTTAATTACTGAAATAGTAGACGAAATCATCATCAATGAAATAGGTGAAGCGTCTGTGGAACCACTTGATTATAAAAAAATAAGTAATACTAATTATTCATTTGTATTTTATTTTAATGATATTTCTTATGTAGTTAAAGTTAGATTTACATTGATTGAAGATGATATTACTAAACAATATTATTTTTCTAAAGTACCTAATTATAAAAATAAAGAATTTTATAATGTAGAATTTACTATTAATGGAATTGAAAACCAAGCATTAAAATCAGATATAAAAACAATATTAAGAATAATGACTACATTATCATATATTGTTAAAGAATTTATTCAAAATAATAATCCTGATGGTTTGTATATAGAAGCAACAAACAAAGATATAAATTTATTAACGGGAAAAGAACAAAAGTCATATTTATACCAAGCATACTTAGATAAACAAATAAAAACCTTAACCAACTATAACTTATATACCATTAGAGATGGTTTTAATATAATTAAAAAATGAAAAAACTAGAAAAAATAATTAAAGAAGCTATTTTAGAAGTAATGGCTGAAGGTCCTTTAGAAGATGCCGCAAAATCTGCTGAATTAAAAGCAATAGATGCTAAATTAAAAGCATTAAATGCCCAAAAAACAGCAGTATCATCTGAAAAAGATAGTGTAACTGAAATGGCCCGTATTTCAATTAAATATAAAATTAGTGATTTATCTAAATTAGATGATTTAAGTGATAAAGTAAAAAATTCTAAAGGAGTACAAGGCATTATTGATTATCTACAATCAAACGAAGAAGCATCTGTTGCTCAAATTGCTAAAGAAAAATTTGATCGTCCTCAACAAGCAATAAATCCTATAGTACAATCATTAGTATCATCGGGTGTATTAGAACCAGTAGGTGGTACAGGTATTGCTGCATCTCGTGTTGATAAAAAAACAGGTAAAGTAGCTCCTCCAACAACAAAACAAACTATAGAACCTGAAGATTTTTTTATTGGTAAAGGTAAATTTGATAGCCCTGCTTTTGAACCAAGTGATGAAGAAATAGCAGCATCATTTGCTAAAGCTAGAGCTGCTGGTGATGGTGGAGAAGAAGAATTTGTTGCTAATTTAAAGAAAGATGCTCCAAAAGTAAAACCTACTATTTCTGATGAAGAATATAATAAATTAATGAAATTTTTAGATTATAAAGAACGCTTAAGAAAAATTGATAGTGCTCTTAGACAAAATAAAAAAATATCTAGAGGTGGTGATGATATGATTTCTAAAGATAGAGGTGAAGCAGAAAAATTATCAAATATGAAAACTGATTTAGAAAAACGTATTGAGGATTTAGTAGCAGGTAGTGAGTATTTACAACGTCGTAAAGCACCTGAAGATAAGAATAAAGATAGATAATATGAAATATTACTATTATTTTAAAAAAATAGCACTGTATTTAATTCCATTAATTATTGCATCTATTGTATGTTATTACTTATTTGTAACAAGCACTCCTAATTATATAGAACAATACCAACAAACAATTGATTCAGCTCAAAATAATATTGATTCATTAAAAACTGAGATTGTAAAGTCGGATATTATTATAGATTCATTACATAAAGAAATAATTATTATTGATAAAGAAAATATTGTTCTTAAAGAAAAAATAGTTTTAATCAAACAAGAAGCTAATGAAAAAATTAATAATGTTGATAAGCTTAATATTAGTGAGCTTAACCAGTTTTTCACAGACAGATACAAATACTAAAGATAGTGTAGTTGTAATTCCAAGTAAAGTTGCTAAATTAATAATTAAAGATTTAATTGCATATGATGCTACTAAACTAGAATTAAAAGCAACTCAAGAATTATTATTAAATACTGAAAATAAAATATCTTCTCAATCTTCTATTATTAAACAATATGAGATTAAAGATGGTCAATGGAAACAAATGATCACTAATTATGATTCACAGGTATTAGCATATAAAAATATGACTACTGACCTACAAAAAGATTTAAGAAAATCTAAAGTTAAAGGATTTTACAATAAATTTGGATTAACAGTCGGATTAGCTGCTGTAACATATTTATACATAACTAAATAATTTAAAAATGAAAAAACAATTTATAAACGAAGTATTTAGAATGCAAGAATTGGCTGGTATTCTTAATGAAAAAGAAATTGGAAAAGGAAGTTTTTCAAAAGCAGATGTGTCTGATTTATATGATAATGTATTAGATATTGATAATATAGATATTAATTTATTAGATAATAATCTAGAAAAAATTGTGAACCAAGTAGGATTAACTCCCGAACAAAAAGCATTAATAATAAATAATAAATTATTTACTTCCTCAGAAAATCACCCAGAATTTGATAAACTAACAGAAAGACAAGTTAAAGCTCTTATTTTATATTTAAAATCTGTTTTAGAAAAACAATCTTTATAATTATATAAAAATAAATAGATATTCTCTTCTCCCGAGGATACAGTGCCCTGAAAACTCGCAATTTTTGCGGGTTTTCTTTTTATTATATATTTATATACAACAACATTAATTGTATATGTCTGAACAAGAAAATATAAAAAAAATAATAACACAAGAATATATTAAATGTAGCCAAGATCCAATTCATTTTTTCCGCAAATATTGTTATATTCAACATCCTATAAAAGGAAGAATATTGTTTCATTTATATCCCTTTCAAGAGGATGTATTAAATGATTTTCAAAACCAACGTTTTAATATTATTAATAAATCACGTCAGTTAGGTATATCTACATTAGCTGCTGGTTTTTCTTTACATACAATGTTATTCAATAAAGATAAAACAGTGTTATGTATCGCTACTAAACAAGAAACTGCTAAAGGTATGGTTGATAAAGTACAATTTATGTACAACAATCTACCAGGATGGTTACGTGGAAATAAAAAACCAATATCAGATAATAAATTATCATTAAAATTAGCTAACAACTCTCAAATTATAGCAACATCTGCTGCCTCTGATGCTGGTAGATCTTATGCTGTATCTTTATTATTAATTGATGAGGCTGCCTTTATTGAAGGTATTGATAAAATATACACTAGTATAAAACCAACAATTGCAACTGGTGGACGTATTATAGCATTATCCTCCCCAAATGGTATTGGAAATTGGTTTCATAGGATGTATACTGAGGCTCAAATGGGTAAAAATGATTTTAATTCAATAGAATTAAAGTGGAATTTACACCCTGATAGAGATCAAATATGGTATGATACTGAAAAATCAAATATGTCTCCTCGTGAATTTGCTCAAGAATATGATTGTGACTTCTTGGGTTCTGGTAATTCAGTAGTAGAACCCGAAACATTAAAATGGTATGAAGAAAATCATGTTATTGATCCTATTGAACATAGATTTTTAGGAGGAGATTTTTGGATATGGAAATATCCAGATTATAGTAAACAATATATGGTAACAGCCGATGTTGCTCGCGGTGATGGAAATGATTATTCAGCATTCCATGTTATAGACGTAGAAGCATGTGAACAAGTAGCTGAATTTAAATCTCACATTGGTACTCGTGAATATGGACATATGTTAGCATCAGTTGCTGCTGAATATAATAATGCTATGTTAATAGTAGAAAATGCTAATATTGGTTGGGATGTTGTAAATACTATAATTGAAAAAGGATATCAAAATTTATATTATTCACCTCGTTCATATGGAGATATGAGTATGGACAAGTATCTTGATAGATTAGAAAATGATCAAGTAATTCCTGGATTCACTAACTCAGTAAAGACGAGACCGCTTGTCATCTCCAAAATGGAGTCGTATATTAGGGAAGGTGCTTTTATATTCCACTCAAAACGTTTATTAGAGGAATTAAGAGTATTTATTTGGCACAATGGTAAGGCACAAGCTCAAAATGGATATACTGATGATTTAGTATTAAGTTGTGGTTTTGGATTATTTCTAAGAGATACAGCATTAAAATACCAATCAGCAGGAATGGATATTACAAGAGCATCATTAGCAGGAATGTCAAAAACTGGTTATAATAGTATTTATCCAACAATGCCAGGAGGATTTATTAATCCTTATGAAATTGACAATGGTATGGGTGGTAAAGAAGATATAACGTGGTTATTTTAATTTTATAATATTTATTGAATATACAACATTAACAAAAAAACATGGCTGATAACAATCAAGGAGGATTATTTGGAAATTTAAAACGATTATTTAGTACTGACGTTATTATTAGAAATGTTGGTGGTAAACAATTAAAAGTATATGATACAGACAGTATTCAAGCTTACGGAAACGTAAAAACAAATGCCTTAATAGATAGATTTACTAAGTTACATAGATACGGAGCTAACATGCCGTATAACCCAACTATAAATTACCAAACACTTCGTATTCAGTTGTATACTGATTATGAAGCTATGGATACTGAATCTATTATTGCTTCTACACTTGATATCATTTCAGATGAATCAACATTAAAAAATGAAATGGGTGAGATATTACAAATTAAATCCCCAGATGAACGTATCCAAAAAATATTATACAATTTATTTTACGATATATTAAATGTTGAATTTAATCTTTGGTTATGGATTCGTAATATGTGTAAATATGGTGATTTTTATTTACATATGGAAGTTGCAGAAGGATTTGGTATATATAATGTAACACCATTATCAGTATATGATATGATTCGTGAGGAAGGTCAAGATCCTCAAAATCCATCTTACGTTTGTTTTAGAATTGATCCAATGGTTATTGCTGGAGGTGGTTTGAATTCAAGAGTAAAAGACAGAGATGGTAAAATTAAATTTGAAAACTATGAAATTGCTCACTTCCGTTTATTAACGGATGCTAATTACCTACCTTATGGTAGATCATATATTGAACCCGCACGTAAAACCTATAAACAATATATTCTAATGAAGGATGCGATGTTATTACATCGTATTACTCGTGCCCCAGAAAAACGTGTATTTTATGTTGATATTGGTAATTTACCAAATGCTGAGGTTGATGGATATATGGAGAAGTTAAAACAAAAAATGAAAAAAACTCCATATATTGATCAGGCAACTGGGGAATATAACTTAAAATATAACGTACAAAACCTAATGGAGGATTTTTATATTCCTCAACGTGGTGGTAATTCAAATACTAAAATTGATACTATTAAGGGATTAGAATATAATGCTATTGAGGATGTTATATTCTTAAGAGATGAAATGTTAGCTGCTCTTAAAGTTCCTAAAGCATATTTTGGATTTGAAAAAGATTTACAAGGTAAAGCTACATTAGCTGCTGAAGATATAAGATTTGCTCGTACTGTTGAACGCATACAACGTATTGCATTATCAGAATTATATAAAATGGCTTTAGTACATTTATATACTCAAGGATTTGATGGTGAAGCATTATCTAATTTTGAATTATCATTAACTGTTCCTTCAATTATTTATGAACAAGAAAAAGTAGCATTATGGAAAGAAAAAGTTAGTTTAGCTCAAGAAATTCTTGATAGTAATTTAATGCCTACTGATTGGATTTATCATAATATATTCCAATTCTCAGAAGATCAATATGATGATTATCGTGATTTAATAATTGAAGATCAAAAACGTAAATTCCGTTTATCTCAAATTGAGAATGAAGGAAATGATCCAGCACAATCTGGTAAATCATATGGTACACCTCATGATTTAGCTACATTATATGGTAAAGGAAGAAATGGTGTTGGAAGTGATGGCTCTGTCCCTCCAGGATATAATGAAACAAGACCTGTTGGACGTCCTAAAGAAAAATCATCTATTGTTGGAACACAAAAAGATCCATTAGGAAAAGATAGATTAGGAAGCAAAGAAAACTCAACATTATATACTGCTAATAAACCTGAAGAAAATGGAACTCCAAAAGGTGGTTCTCCTTTAGCATTAGCAGAATTATATAGAAATAAAGATTTATTAAAATCTATAGTATTCAACAAACCAGAAACTTCAGAAAAAACTGATATGTTAGATGAAAAAAATATTAAGGATATATAAAACTCACATATTTATAAATAGTACATTTCTGACTATACATAAAAATTAAATGTCTAAGATTAAACATTCAAAATTTAAAAATACAGGTATTCTATTTGAACTATTAGTTAGACAAGTAGCATCAGATACAGTATCTGGTAAAGATTCTCCTGCTATAGATTTAATTAAAAGATACTTTTCTAAAACTGAATTAAACAAGGAATATAAAATTTATCAAACATTAGTTAATTCAACAACTTTAACAGAAGGAAAAGCAGAATCGTTAATTAACGCTACTATAGAATTATCTTCTAGATTAAATAAATCTACATTACGTAAAGAAAAATATAATCTAATTAAAGAAATTCGTGAAAAATATGATATTGATGAATTTTTTAAAGCAAAAATAAATAATTATTCTCAGTATGCTGCATCATATAATTTAATTGAAGCACATAATTCATTAGAATTTATTGATCCTTCAAGTATTGTAGATAATAAAGTAACTTTATTAGAACATATATCTCGTAAATCAATAAATAAAGATGAAGTTAAAAATAGAATACTAGAAGAATATTCAGGTATGGATAAAGGTACTCGTATATTAGCGTACCGTATGTTGCTTGAAAAATTTAATGAAAAATATTCTGAACTTTCCACATCCCAAAAATCAATATTAAAAGAATATATTAATAATATCTCTAACACTACTAAGTTAAGAGAATTTGTTAATAATAATATAGAAAAATTAGTACTTGAATTAACAAAATTAATTCCTACTATTGAAGATAAAACTATTCAAATTAAATTGGTTGAAGTAATTACTTTATTAAAACCAATTGAAAAGAAAGCTAATGTAAAGGATGATAATATTGTTTCTTTATTACAATTCCATCAATTGGTAAATGAAATTAAATCTGTAAAATAATGGATATAAAAGAATATATTAAGGATATAGTACGTGAAATTGTTTCTGAAGATGAATTAGAGGAAATGTCTACATCTAGTGCTGCTGGTGCTTATTCAACTCCATATGCTTTTAGAGGTAATAAAAAAGGAGAAAATGCTGCTACTAAAGCAGCAATATCTCAAGGATTTAAAAAAGCATCTACTAGTTTACCTAAAAATTCTAAAGTAGTTGATTACAAACAATTGTTTGAGGATGAATATGAAATGAATCAAGATCCTAAAACAAAAGAATTTACTAAACGAGTTAAAATATCTGATAAAGATAAAGAAACAGTAAAGAAAATACAAGCTTTAATGGCAAAAGAAAAACAATCTGTAGAAAAAATAGTTAAAGAAGAAATATTAAAAGAAGGAACATACTCTAAATTCAAAAACGAAGTAAAATTACGTTCAAAGAATGAAATGCTACATAAAGCTATTAAAGAAGTAAAACGCAAATTAATGGAAATTGATCGCATCGTTGAATATACTTCTATGATGAAACAAGAGTTAAGTGAAGGTGAAGAAGGATTAAATTATTGGAAAACAACAGAAGCTAATATTTCTAAAATAGCAGAAATGGTAAATGAATTAAATACTAAAATACAAAATCTACAATAATTATGACACTCACTTTTCCCAAAGTAATAGTAGTAAAAAATGGACAGTCAGTAACTGGATCATTTAACAAAATACAAGTAATGGCTTCAGGTTCTATTCCTGGATCTTCTTCTATTGCACCTGCTCATTTTAAAGCTTTAAAAGATTATAATGGCATTGACATAGTATCAGCTTCATTTGGTTCTGCTGGAATGTTTGTTCCTCCTGGAACAATAATTGACATGCTTATTACTAGTGCATCATTAGATGCAACTAGTGCACCTGTGTTGTTTTATTCATAAATCTAAAATTTACAACAATAATGAAAAGTATAAAAAATCAATATATTGCTCTTAAGGAAGGTAAAATGTCAGAAGCGCAATTTATGCGCAATGTTAGAATGACTTTACCTGAATATATCAGTAATGTAACTTTATTTAAACAAGCTGAAAAAATCTTAATTAATAAGGGTATTATCTCTGAAATTAAAGACACTTCAGCAACAGGATACTACAATCAAGACGGTAAAGAACAATATAGTAAATTCAATGAATTGGATAACATGAACGCCCAAGAAATAATGGCAGGATATGTTATGGAAAAACAAGATAATCCTAATATAGATCAAAAAGAAGCAGTTAAATTAGTAATTAAAAATCTTAAAAAAGATCAATTTTACTATACTAATTATAAATTAACAGGTATTAGAGGCTTACAACCAACTGAATTTACATCTACTAAACGTAAGTCTGAATTTGATGAAATGGAAGAAGTTAACAAAAATGGAGACAATTTTGTTGATGATAAAAATAAAATGGTTGTTATTAAAGAAAGTCAATATACATACAAATATAAAATTGGAGATAGCTTTACAGTAAAAAACCTACAAAAAGACCCTTATCCTGTATATAAGAATGTAAAGATTGGAGATGTAATTAAAATTACAAAAGTATGGGAAAATCTAGCAGGTCCTGTTTATGGTACTAATGTGTCTGAAAAAACCGGATTGGATGAGGAAGATATAGCAGAATTAACATCTTCATCTATGAATGAAGCCAAAATAGAAGATATTAAAGCATTACTTTCAGACGAAACATTAAAAAATTCACAAATTGGTGATAGTAATGGGGGTGTTAGTATTATATATGATGATTATAAAGAACTACCATACAAAGATTTAGATAAATTAAGAAATTCATTTAAAGTAGATGCTGATAGACTTAGTGATATTGGAGAGACAGAAGTATATCAATATTATATTTCTGATAAAATGAACGAAGCAATGAAACCAGATTCTAAATTAAAATTAAAAGAATTAGTTCGTAAAATGATGAAAGAAATGTTCGATGGACGTGATAATTTAACTGACGTAACTGGTGAAAATGACTAAAGATATGAATAAGCAATTATTAATAGATCATACCCCCTTCCACATCGCTAAATTATCATTAACTGAAGGCAAAACTATGTCTGATGGTAGAATGCGCATCAGAGGTAAATTACAAGAAGCTGAAGTAAAAAATGGTAATGGTCGTGTTTATCCTAAAGATATTCTATTAAAACAAATTGAAAAATACATAGAAGGCCCAGTAACACAAAAAACAGCTATGGGTGAATTAGATCATCCTGAATCCTCAATCGTTAACTTAAATAATGTTTCCCACAATATTACTAAAGTATGGTGGGATGGAAATAACGTGATGGGAGAATTAATGTTATTAAATACTCCATCAGGTAAAATTGCTCAAGAACTAATATCAGCAGGTATTCCATTAGGTATATCTTCTCGTGGTATGGGTTCTGTTAAGCAAATTGGAGAAACAGTTGAAGTACAAGAGGATTTTGAGTTATTATGTTGGGATTTAGTTTCAGTACCTTCAACTCCTGAAGCATATATGTCTTTAGCTGAAGGAAAGACCCATCAATCACAAAAAGATTATAATAAAGTAAATAATTTAATTACAGAAATAATTTGTAATCAGACGGGGGTTTGTCCACTTTGTTAAAATAATATTCTAATATTATATAGTATTTATAAATCAAGCGCTTCTTTAAAAGAAAGCGCTTTTTTTTTCGTTTTTTTATATTTGCATATATTTATGCTCAAAACCACAATGTATTACTAACCCTTTGTAATACGGTAAATTATTAATTACCATTAAGATTCATAATAATCTTATTTCCTACAAAAAAATTTAAGGACAAAAAACAATGACAAACAAAGATTTATTCAAAGAAGCTATTGCCGACGCTAAACAAGTACGTGAGGCAGCATTAGCAAATGCAAAAGTTGCTTTAGAAGAAGCACTTACTCCAAGACTTCAATCTATGTTATCTACCAGATTACAAGAAATGGAAGATGAAATGATGGACGATGAAGTAGAAGCTGCTGAAGAAGTAGAAAATGATTTAGAAGAAGATTTTGATTTATCTGCTATATTAGCTGAATTAGATGCTGAAGAAGTTGAAGAAGGCAAAAAAGAAGATAAAGAAGAAATGAAAGAAGCTGAAGAAGGTGAAGAAGAAGGTGAAGAAGAAGGTGAAGAAGAAGAAGGTATAGAAGGTGAAGAAGAAGAAGAAGTAGAAGTTTCTGATATGTCTGTTGAAGATTTAAAAGATCTTATTAAAGACATTATTGCTCAAGAAATGGGTGATGATGAAATGATGGATGATGAAATGGACAATATAGAAGATGAAGAAATTGATCTAGGAATGGAAGATGAAATGATGGAAGAATCTGAAGAAATTAATTTAGAAGAATTATTAGCTGAATTAGAATCATTAGATGAAGAAAACGGTGATTCATCCGATTTAGACGAAGCTATTCAAACTATCAACACTTTACGCTCTGAATTACAAGAAGTTAATTTATTAAATGCTAAATTACTTTATGTAAACAAAATCTTCAAAGCTAAAAACTTAACCGAATCACAAAAAGTAAAAGTTATTGCGTCATTTGACAAAGCAACAACTGCAAACGAAGCTAAAATTATATTTGAATCTTTAGAAAGTACTTTAACCGCTGTAACATCAAACGTTAAATCACAAATTAAAGAATCATTAGGATTTGCTTCAAAAGCTGCTGGTGTAGCACCAAAGAAACAAATCGTTGAAATAAACGAAACTATTTCTAGAATGCAACAATTAGCAGGTATTATTAAGTAAAAAATTATAAACAAAAACACAATTTAAATTACGATGAACGTACAACAATTATTAGAATCATCTAACCAATTTAAGCAGGTATCTGACGATGCAAAACGTCTATCTGATAAATGGGTTAATTCAGGATTATTAGAAGGTATTTCTAATAAAATTGATCAAAACACAATGTCAATGTTGCTTGAAAATCAAGCAAAACAATTAATCACCGAAGGAAACGTAACTGGTGGAACTGCTAGTATGTCTGGTGGTGGATACAACTCAGAAAACTGGGCTGGTGTTGCTTTACCTTTAGTAAGAAGAGTATTTGGTCAAATTGCAGCGAAAGAATTCGTTTCAGTTCAACCAATGAACTTACCTTCAGGTCTAGTTTTCTATCTAGATTTTAAATATGGTACTACAAAACAACCATATACTTCTGGAGATTCACTTTATGGTGCTAATGCTTCTACTAACGTAACCGAAATTAACGGTAGCTTATATGAGGCTGGTCGTTTCTCTTATTCATATAACTCTCCAACAGCTTCTGTAACTTTCTCAACAGGTTCAGTTTCTTTTGCTGATGTTAATTATGATGGTGCATTTGTAGCTACTGGTTCTTTAACTAAAGTTACTGTTGCTGCTGGTCAATTAACTTCTATTTCTAGTTCATTTGATGTAAACGGAATCAGATCTTTCGTTGTAACTTCAGGATCTAATGCTTTAGCAGCTTCTAATATTTTACAACAATTCACTAGTTTCACTCCAGGTGGTGCTTTAACGTTAATCGTATCAGGTAGCACTGGTTTTGCTGGTACTACTGGTTTATTAACTTATAACAAAGTTACTTCTCCTGAGTCACGTGGTGATTTTGAAGATGGTGGAAACTTATCTCAAGCTAATCCAATTTCAATTCCTGAAATCAATGTTCAGTTAAAATCAGAAGCTATTGTTGCTAAAACACGTAAGTTAAAAGCACAATGGACTCCAGAATTTGCACAGGATTTAAATGCTTACCATAGTGTTGATGCTGAAGCAGAATTAACTGGTATCTTATCTCAATACATTTCAATGGAAATTGATCTTGAATTGTTAGATATGTTGATCCAAAACGCTTTCACTGTTGATTTCTGGTCAGCAAGAAATAACGAAGTATGGAATGGTAGTGGATTTACACAATCTTCAGCTACAACAGGTGGTTTCTACAACACTCAAGGTGGTTGGTTCCAAACTTTAGGTACTAAATTACAAAAAGTATCTAACAAAATTCACCAATTATCATTACGTGGTGGTGCTAACTTTATGGTAGTATCTCCAACTATATCAACTGTATTGGAATCAATTCCAGGATTTGCTGCTGATGGTGATGGAGAAAAAGCAGAATACAATTTCGGAATTCAGAAAATTGGTTCATTAAATAGCCGTTACAAAGTGTACAAGAATCCATATATGACTGAAAACGTTATATTAATGGGTTACAAAGGTGCTCAATTCTTAGAAGCAGGTGCAGTATTCGCTCCATATGTTCCTTTGATCATGACTCCTCTATTGTACGATCCAGAAACATTTACTCCACGTAAAGGTCTTATGACTCGTTACGCGAAGAAAATGATTCGTCCAGATTATTTTGGAAAAATTTATGTAAATGGTTTAGAGACTATCTAATCTAATTAACATATAGTTAATTAAAGACCGGGCTTAATAGCTCGGTCTTTTTTTTTGTATATTTATATTAAAATATAAACTAAATATAAATAAATGTTTTTATGAGTTCTAAACCACATACCGATTCGGTATATACCCCAAAAAGAAAACCAAAAAATCCTATTAATTTTCATCTTTCATTAAATGAAGAGCAAAAAGCAGCTAAATCTAAAATACTTGATAGTACTATTACAGTATTAACTGGTGGAGCAGGATCCGGAAAAACATTATTAGCATGTCAAATTGCTTTAGATCAATTGTTTAATAAAGAAATAGAAAAAATAATAATTGCTCGCCCAGTTATTACTTCTGGGGAAGAATTAGGTTTTTTACCTGGTGATATTAAAGAAAAAATGGATCCCTTTATGGCTCCAATCTATGAAAATATGCATAGATTATATTCTAAAGAAAAAATTGATAAATATATTGAAGATGGTTTAATTGAAATCATCCCATTTGCCTTTATGCGTGGAAGAAATATTTCAAATGCTTTTGTCATTATAGATGAAGCACAAAACGTTACTGATAAGCAAATGGAATTAGTTATTACACGTTTATGTATTGGTTCTAAAATGATTATAGTAGGTGACGTACAACAAACTGATTTAAAAGATAAAAAAATGTCAGGTTTGTATTTCCTTAATAAAGCTATAGCAGGATATGTTCCTGGTACCTCTGCTGTTCATTTAAAAACTAATCATAGGCATGAGATAGTTGAACCTATATTATCTATATATAAAGAACTAAATTCTTAATATATTTATACCAAATAAACAATAATTAAATATGTCAAATATTGCTATTTGGAATGGTTCATCAACATTTACTACTGGATCAACACCCTTTGGATTTTATGATACTGATAGTGCATTTTCATCTGAAGCTGATAAAGTAGCTAAATGGTGTGCTCAACGTTTAGGATATCCATTAGTTAATGTTGAATTACAATCTGGTTCATTTTATGCTGCTTTTGAAGAAGCTGTTACTACTTATGGTAATGAGGTTTATCAATATAAAATAAGAGAAAATTATCTTTCTATGGAAGGTAATAGTACTGGTTCTTCCTTTAATAATAAAGTTATTACTCCAACTTTAGGAAGTATTATTAGATTATCTCAAACATATGGAACTGAGGCTGGAGCTGGAGGTACTGTTACTTATTATTCTGGATCTATAGATTTAGAAAATGGTAAACAAGATTATGACATGAATGCATGGGCATCCGCTAGTGCTAATTTATCTCCAGGTGATAGAATAGAAATTAAAAAAGTATTTTTTGAAGCTCCTCCTGCTATTGTAAGATATTTTGATCCATATGCTGGTACAGGTACTGGTATTCAATCACTACTTGAAACATTTGGTTTTGGTCAAATGTCTCCTGGTATTAACTTTTTATTAATGCCTATATTTTTTGATGTGATGAAGATTCAAGCAATTGAATTTAATGACCAAATTAGAAAATCAGCATTTTCATTTGATTTAGTAAATAATAATATTAGATTATTTCCTATTCCCTATGATGTTGATGATTCATTTAGAAAAAAATTATTTTTCCATTATATTAAAGTAAGTGAAAGAGATAGTGTATTAAATCCTAATGATACAGGAACATTAATTACTAATGCTTCTAATGTACCTTACAATAATCCAGTATATTCTCAGATAAATTCTGTTGGAAGAAACTGGGTAAGACAATACACATTAGCATTAGTTAAAGAAATATTAGCTTATATTCGAGGAAAATATGGTACTGTACCAATCCCAGGAGATGAAGTAACATTAAATCAAGCAGATTTATTTACAGACACTAGAGCAGAAAAAATAGCATTACTTGAACAATTAAGATTAATGCTAGAGGAAACATCTAGAAAAAATCAATTAGAAAAACAATCATTAGAAACTGGATATATGCAAAGTATATTAAATAATGCTCCACTCCCAATTTATATAATATAATGATAAATTTATCTAACATATTACTAGAAGGAATTGATGTATATTCAATAGAGGCATTAATTAAAACTATTGCAGGAGAGAATAAAGTAGAAATATATAACCAAGTTAGAGCAGTATCAGGTATTGTAGTTGTTACTATAATTCAAAGTGATTTTTTAGATAACAAGTCAACAAACCAATATGAATATTCATTATTAAAAATGAAATATATTGTAAAAGATACTCCTGAAAATGATATAAATACTATTAAATCACTTGCTGTAAAAACTATTCCTGGATTAGTTAGTTTTGTTCCTCGTTTAAATACTTTAGAAAAGAAAGGAGCTTATTAATATGTGTGCACTTTTTGGAGAATCTAGAGATATTTCCTTATTTAGACATATAAGTAGAGAAATAATAAATCAAATTATTGAACAAAAAATTGGTTATTATCAAATTGTTTTAGATAAAACTACTTCTAACATATATGGGGAGGCTAATGGCACTAAAACCTATAATGATCCTGTATTAATTAATTGTTTAATATCTAGATCTCCTCAAGTATCATCAACTGATGATTTTGGTGCAGATATTAGTAGAGATGTACAATTTAGATTTTTAAGAGATGATCTAGCAGGATATGATTTAAGTACTGAATTAAATAATGATGGAAAAGGATTTTCATATAATATAGTTCCTCAAATAGGTGATGTAATATTGTGGAATAATGATTATTATGAAGTAGATAATGTAGAAGAAAATCAATATTTTGTTGGTAAATACCCAGAATATTCTTATTCTAATGATACAGACAATTTTGGTAGTTCAATATCAATTATATTATCAACACATTACATCAGACCAGAAAAAGTTGGTATTACACAAGAGAGATTATAACAAATGGCTAAAAAAATAAAACCAATCCCACGTAATCAATCTCAAGTAACTCAAGCAGAGTTACCAACTCCTTATCTATCTCAAGGTAGAGCTATTAGTGAAACTTCGTTTTCTAAAGATAGAGGAACTGATTATTCTTTAAAAGATGATACTGTAAAAGATATAAGTATAGGTCTACAAGATATAGATAATGCTGTATTATTTTATTTCAATAATGTCATTAAACCAACCGTTATTCAAAACGAACAACGACTTGCGGTACCTGTTATATATGGCTCACAAGAGCGTTGGAAATCAATTCAAAACGATGGATTTTACCGAGATAAAAATAGTAAGTTGATGGTTCCTCTAATTATGCTAAAACGCGTTAGTATTGATAAAAATAGAACACTAGGTAATAAATTAGATGGAAACGTAGTACATAATTATCAAGTAGTAGGTACTAAATTTAATCAAAGAAATATATATGATAATTTTGCTGTACTAACTAATAGAATACCTTCAAAACAATACTATATAAGTTCAGTTCCTGACTATATAAATGTAAATTATGAATGTGTTATATTTACTGATTATATAGAGCAAAATAATAAAATAGTAGAAGCAGTTCAATTTGCCTCAGATTCATATTGGGGTGATGTTAATAGATTTAAATTTAGAGCTAATATAGATAGTTTTAATACTCCTATAATATTAGAACAAGGTGCTGATAGAGCTGCTCGTAGTTCATTTAATATTAAATTATTTGGATATATGCTTCCTGATACTATCAATAAGGATTTAGCTGTAGCTCGTAGTAAATTTTATACTAAGGCACAAGTAGTGTTTGAATTAGAAACTGTTGAGGGTGATATTGATACTTTAACAACAGCAAAATCTACAGTAAATGTAGTAGGTTCTACATCATTTATTGGTGGTGGTAATAATATAACAAATAATAACATTAATATATCTCCTGCAGATATTGGAGATTTAACATATTTAGATACTAATATAACTAAAACAGCAAATACAATATCTGGAGGAAATACAGCTGTAATTATAGGAGCTGCTATATTACAACCTGGTGCTTTATCATCACTACCTGCAACTTCTATTAATAACTTTACTTTCTATATAAATGGACAATATGTTCCTTCTTCATTAGTAACATTAACAGAAGGTGGTGGAAATGTAACATTAGTATTTAATACTACTTCTTTAGGATATACTTTAGAAAGTGATGATGAAGTAATAGCAATAGGTAAATTTCAATAAATATGGCACTTCTAAAAATTAAACAACTACGTAGCAATTTAAGTTATAATCCAACAACAAATATATTGGGAGTAGATGGTGCATTAGAAATTACTCAAACAAATCCTAATAATCCTTCATTAGCTGTATCTGGTTCATTTTATGTTGTTGATTCACCAAATGTTGCCTCTGGTTCATATAATGGTGAACCAATTGATGGAGGAACATTTTAACTATATATTTATACATAAGCTTATATAAGCTATATTCAAGTATATACTTTTAAATTGTTTCCATACATATGGCTGTTAAAATTGAGTTAAAGCGTAGTGCCGTTCCTGGCAGAGTACCAACCACTAGTTCATTAGACTTAGGGGAGATAGCAATAAATACATACGACGGTAAGGTATTTTTTAAACAAGATGTTTCCGGATCAGAAAGTATAGTTGAAATAGCTAGTACATCAGGAAGTATATTATCTGCATCATATGCTAATAATGCTGGTCACGCTAATACAGCCACATCCTCATCATATGCTTTAGTAGCAACTAGTGCATCATATGCATTATTATCAACAAGTGCTTCTCATGCTTTAAATGCTAATAATGCAACTAGTGCATCTTATGCTCTTAATAGTACAAGTGCTTCATACGCTTTAAGTGCATCTTTTGCTTCAACATCATCATATGTTATAAATGCAATAAGTGCATCATATGCTTTAAGTGCTTCATATGCACAAACATCATCATACGCTGATAATTTTACAGTAGCAGGAACATTAACTGCACAAAAATTAGTTGTTCAAACAATTAGTTCAAGTATAATATACTCTAGTGGATCTAATGTATTTGGAGATGAATTCTCTGATACACAAACATTTACTGGTTCAGTAAATATTACAGGATCATTATCAATAAATGGTAGAGATTATGTAAATACAAGTGCATCTTTCGATACAAGAATATTAAACAATAGCTCAAGCATTGGTGCTCTGTCAAGTTCATATTTAAATTCAAGTGCATCATTTGACACTCGAATACTTAATAATTCCTCTAGCATTGGCTTTTTATCAAGTTCATATTTGAATTCAAGTGCATCATTTGATACAAGGATATTGAATAACAGCTCAAGCATTAGCTTATTAAGTGGAAGCTATTTGGCTTCAAGTGCATCATTTGATACAAGAATATTAAACAATTCCTCTAGTATTGGTATTTTATCTGGTTCATACTTAAACTCTAGTGCTTCATTCGATACTCGAATACTTAATAATTCCTCAAGCATTGGTTTATTAAGTGGAAGTTATTTAGCTTCAAGTGCTTCATTTGACACCCGAATATTAAATAATAGCTCAAGTATTGGTGCTCTATCAAGTTCATATCTTAATTCAAGTGCTTCTTTTGATACTCGAATACTAAATAACAGCTCAAGTATTGGAATACTTTCAGGATCATACTTAAATTCTAGCGCATCTTTTGATACCCGAAT